CATCCCGGCGGCGCCCGAAGGCTCGGAACTGGAGCAGTTCTTCACGCTGATCGAGTACTGCCGCGCGCGCGGGTTCCAACTGGTAGGCCCGATTCGACTCGGCACAATCGCGGTCAGCGTGGTAGACCTCCGCCAGATGGGAGAGACGGCGCGCGGAGCAGCCCCTGACCGCGGCGCGTGGGCGGAAGCAGGCTACGATCCCAAGGATGGAGACGAGTGACCGTTCAGACGAGGTCAGCGAAGGGGAGAAGATTTATCTTCGAGTCTGAAAGCGCTTGCGTTTGTCAACGCGTTGTGACTAGCTTCTCCTAAGTAACCAGTCGCCCACAGGAACGGGGCGCGGCGCAAGCCCCCCGTTCCATGAAGGTCGAAGAGCGCTACAGCAAGTCCGACGGCGACGAGCCGAAGCACACCGAATCGGTGGGCATGGATGGGCGCGATAAGAAGCACCACGGCCGACCGATGGACAGCGGCCACTGGCACCGGTGCAAGGTGGGCGAGCCGATGCACGAGCGCCTCGTCGCGCACGGCCGGACGCTCCTCGACACCGAGCGGCGGTTCCACGCGAAGAACTTGGCTCGCGAGCGCATCTACGAGGGCATCTCGCTGATGAGCCACCGCGACGCCATCAGCGCCCTCGATCGCGGCGGCATGGGCATCGCGCGCCTGAACGCGCTCAAGAGCATCATCGACACGTTCGTCTCGCGCTTGTCCAAGGACAAGCCGATGCCGAGCTTTATCACCGACGGTGACGACTGGAATCTGAAGCGCCGCGCGCGCAAGTTCCGGCAGTTCATCGTGGGGCAGATGACCGAAACCGAATTCGACGACCACTCGCGGGACGCGCTGCAAGACGGCTCGATCCTCGGGCACGGCTTCACGCGCATCGACGACAACGACGACTCCGTGTACGCGGAGCGGATGCTCGTCAACGACGTGTTGTTTGATCGTCGCGAGTGCAAGTACGCCAACCCGCGGCAAGCCATCATCATCAAGCGCGTCGCCCGCGACTACCTCTGCGAGCTGTTCCCCGCGAGCATGGACGCTATCGCGCGCGCGCCTGCAAGCGTGCGCCGCGAGGATGACAAGGACGTCGACAACTCTTTCATTGGCGACCTCGACGACTACGTAGACACGTGGGAGGGCATCCGCCTTCCGTCGCTGCGCGAGTCGGAGGACGGTCGCCGCGCGCTGTGCATCGAAGGCGCCACACTGGTCAGCGAGGAGTGGGAAGAGCCCCGCTTCCCGTGGGCGATGTTCCGGCTTTTCAAGCCGCGACAGGGCCTCTACGGGATCGGATTCGTCGACGGTCTTGCCGACTTGCAACACTGCGTGAACCGCATCGTGCGCGACAT